GGGGCATTTAGAGTTTTGTCTCCTAGTTGACAATGTCAACGAACTTGTTTGAGGTTGTTTCCCATAATAAATCAAACGAAAAGAAGTCGTTAAAGAAATAAACCTTTAACTCCCTCAGCTACCATATTAACGCCGCTAGATATAGCTCCGTATTGTCCTGGCAGAACAGAACCTATTCTAGATCCCTTAATTATCAAATTCAATATTCGTTCCCAAAAGCTCTCATTATTAAAATAATTAACAGCTATAGGCAATTCTAAACAAATTCTACGATATGTGGCTAATGAAAGCTCATCATACATAGGAGATGTTCTAGTAAAGTCATATAAATTGTTGGCTGTGTTTAATTGATATTCTACACAAGCCCAAGATTTGACAACGAATGAAGTATTTGGAGCAGAGACCTTAACTACGACACCAGTCATATCTCCCATTCCCATTACACGACCAGCAAGTTGTCCATAATCAGCTGTTCCGATAGCAGCTGGCATAGCTGTAATACCAGATATTATTGGAGCAAAAGACCAGGAGGGTTGATCATGACAAGCAACGACATAAACACCCATATTTGAAGGTGTGATAAAATTGTTAGGCCCTACAGCACCTACTGAATGTAATCCTTTAACGGAATAAGTCATAGTTGTGTTAGGTGCAGTGCCCACGTCCTGATCAGCTACTATAGAAATTGGAAATTTCCACGTTGTCAAGGATCCAGACCAAGTAGTGGCGTTAGAAGTACACATAAGTTCAAAACAATTTGAAATGTATCTAAACTTCTCAACAGCCAAGGTTTCTTGACCTGCTGGAAACATGGCCGCCGTATCAGAGTAATACACCGGAGTCCATAAATATTAGCACCAGGAAATGTGCCTGCCGGAGCTATTGCAGTCCAATAAGCAACGCCAGGGGTGGGTAACAGAAGAAAGAAAGTGTCAGTAGTACCGCCTGTAAAAGTTGAGATATACCGATGCTTCTTTGTAAGTGTTCTGCCGCTGTATTCGTCTGGGACTCCAGCTGCAGAATCGCTCTCAAAGTCAGGTGCAGCAAAAGCGCACTTGAGAAAAGCCAAACCGTCAACAGTAGAAGCTAAGCGAGTCATTGATTTATTCGTTTTACGTTTTCTTCTTCGAGATCTATTATTATTAAGTTGTTTAACGTTTCTAATTGCTAAATCCATTTCAAACACAAATATCTTAGATATTATGCATCCCCGCGATGCATGCAACCCTATAACGTTCTGAAATATAACCAACATCTACTAACAATTGATGAACTTCATAAAATTCTGGATGTGTACAATAACTATTATAAAACTGCAAGTAATATTGAAACCGCAGTAATTCATTGCCATCATTAAGTAAAAGATTAGTTAATCCTTTATCAATGTTAACAAGGAAAGAATAATTGTTTTTATACAATCTAGAACAGAATTCAAAAGATTCATCAATTTCATCAAATTGCTTAATACACAAACCGATCTTTGCGTACTTTTTGATGGCATCTTCAACATATCGCTCAACTGTATCGTCACCTGCGGCGATGCAGTAAAAATCATTGCGTGCTTGAACAATAGCAGCAGCTATGACTCTTTTGCGGCTGTTTGATGATGACGTGTTACTACTACCAGAATTGGTTCTTCCATTAATTTTTGATTTTAATAGAGTACCATCGGATAACATATATATAGTCCTGCTGCTAATGATTGCAACAGACCTACACAAATGTATGTATTCTGCAGTAGCACCAACAGTCAAATCAATTCGACACTCGAAATCTAAAAGATTCAACCATTCAGGAATAGACCAGTCAAAAGCGCGACAATCAGTTTGTGCAACTTTGAATGGTCTACTCATTACGTCATTATAGAGAAATTGATTATCTTCCGGGCTAAAGCCTATACCAGGTTTAGAAGGTATATGGCGCCAGTTATAAATCTCATCCTTATTAAGTTTAATACACAACACACATTCTACTAATTTGTCTACAATAGACACACTCATTATTAAACGTTCTCGACCATTTATCTTTTCTAATTTGTGAGGTTCAGGTTTTATGAAAAGACGGACAGGATCACAAAAGCCATTTATTACCAATGACTCGTTGCTAAGACCACTTAAAACATCGAGATCAGTACCTAAAATTTTGTATATTCTATGTACTGTTAAACATATTATTAAGTGCTGATATGCACCAAGAACTCCAGCATTATCTTTGGCTATTTTCATGTAAGGTACGCCAGGAGATGAATCTGGATTGATGAAGTACATAATGCTTGCAATGTAATCATATAATGATTTATAACTAAAGTCAAGAAAACAACTAGGAACATTTATTTTATTATATTGTGCATTAACAATCTCAATTATATTATCTAAGTTATCTGGTTTTGAAATTTCTACAATTCTATTAGCTTGATTTACAAAAGACTGATATTCGATTTGACTATTTCTTTCAGGATATACATAATTTGACAATTGAGGACGTGAAATTAAAGAATTTAAATAATATGAGGTAGGTTTCAAAGACGAATTTTGGTGTGCCCTAATATTAGAGCAACCAACTATAACAACGTTTAATCCTATTTCTTCGAATTTATCGAAGGAATAGTATTTCCCGAAGATATCTTCGACCCCCTGGTTGAACCAGGGGATTTGGAAAAACCCTGGTCTCCAGGTTGTAGACTTTGAATAGCTTCCTTATTCCATTGTTTGGACTCAACAAACTTTTCAATATTCTTCTTTTTCTTCTCTATTGGCTTTGCCTCAACTATTTCGTGGCGCAAAGTCTTAGACTTGATTTGAGCTTCTATTATAAATTCTTCAATTTCTTCATCAGTACAATTTATAAATTTTTCGTTACGAGGTTTCTTGGAATTTGAATTGCGCTTAGCTCTCTCAGTTGCCAAGTCGCTAATTAATTCAATGCATTCAGTTCGCGTCATATCACGAGTAATAAGCCAACAAGCATAGCTAGATTTTCGAGCTATCCTCGTAGCTGGTCCAACGTGTTGTTCAGGAATCACATCATTTCCAATTATATTTTTAGTATCACCTTCATAATGTGATTCTGTGTCAAGGGCCTCTCTTTCGATAAGTGAAAGCTGTTGTTTGTTGTAAATTTGACCTTTATGAATAAAAACGTTAGTGTTCGGAACAATGTGTTCTTCACGAGGCAATTTTGCCAACGTGTCGTAAACATCAGACTGAACTTCTACCGCCTGATCAATTTTAACTGCCTGCTTCTTAAGGCTAGGAGTTAAATTCATCAATTTAACAACACCATCCAACCTCTTTTCTTGATCCATCATGCGAGAAATTATATCATTTATAGCCTTCACCAATGGATCAGGAATAGTGTCAAACTCATTATTAACAATATCAGTAATTTGTCTTAAACCATAATCACCGTCTTTACCACATGTGCAAAGACTATCTTGGTTCTTAATAGTGTGACAAATCTTACAATAATCAACTGTTTCCAATTGTCTATACTTTCCTCCCTTTACTTTTGAATTAACGTGTGAACCAACAGCACCGCTTTTTGCTACAGACCTATAATAAAGATCCCTATCAGACCTTGTTACAAATCTTGTACCAGCTGCTAACTTCTCTTGGTAATCTTCCCTATTAAACATATCCTCAACGACCTCACTAGGTAATGAGCGTCCGTGAAATGTTTTCATTCGTCCTATATCATCTTCAACGTAAAAGACGTAGTCACCTTTTTCGTTGTCTTCTTCCCAACGACTTAAATTGTATTCAGCATCAGCTAGTTTTTCATAAAACAAATCTTGAGCTATGTCGTTTGGCATAACTGATTCAAGCTTGTTTCTATAAAAAGACGTAAACGTTTCGAACTTAGATGAATCACACTGCTTTCTGAAAACAGGAGGGATAACACCTATATTAAAAGTTCCACAATCAGAACGTCTTGAATGAACACCTATAATTTTATTGCTTATATCAAGCAAGGGAGATCCACTACTCGAAGGAATAGTAGAACATCCGTGTCTAACATAAAAATTTTTATCGTGTTTAGTCATTGATCCTAATGCATATTTGAAGTCACTACCAATCTTAGAGAAAACTTTGACGCAAGCTCCATCGGGTATTGTAGTGGACACATCACCGATAGTGAGTCCAAGTTGCCCTAAAGTTTGTTTGGGAAATAATAAAATGATATAATCGAGTTGAGATGTAGGAGACCATGAATATATCTTCAATTTAGACATATCTAAGGTCATTTGAAAACCATTAGCAACTAATTTAATAACAGATAAACGATGTATGTCAAGTATGTGAAATGACGTTAACAACGCATCAAATTCGTTATCAACTTTAATTCTAGAAAAGAAACCAACATGATGAGTATCAGCATACAACATCCCAATAAATTTCTGAAAACCAACCTCGCTATTAGTGTTCCAAAACTCAGAAGTGGGTAATACAGACTCTACAAGTGTATTGCACTTTTCATTTCTTGTTAAAGAGCAAACATCTATAGCACGTCTGTAATC